AAAAAACCTGAAGTCGCTGATCGGGTTATACCTTTGAAGCAAGAATACGAAGAGCAGTTCCGTATGGCTGCAGATCAAGACCAAGACCGCTCTACCCTTAAAATAGTTCCGTTCCGAGGAGCTATCTAATGGCTGGGTACGCCAGTGGTAAACACGCCTACGGCATATGTGACCGAACCGGGTTCCGCTATAAGCTGGAAGACCTTGTGTTTGAGGTACAGCACGGCGTACGCACTGGCTTGCGTGTAGGCAAGGATGTGTTTGATCCTGACCAACCACAAAATTTTCTCGGGGATGTTAACACCGCCGACCCGCAATCTTTGCTGAACCCCCGTCCAGATGTGGACCCGGGTAGAGGCTTATTTGGCTGGAACCCTGTTTGGAACCCAGCGCAATATATGGTAGGCTCCGTAGGGAGCGTTACCGTTGCAACAACTGATGGAGATTAATATGCCAGCCCCTAGAAAATCCTTGCGCCCTAAAGCCCGCACTAAGAAAGCCATGAAAGCCGCGCAAGAGCGCGCAGAAACTGGGGCCGTTGCACGTGGTAACGCCGCTGCAAAACGCCTAGCCAGAGAAGAGGCCATGACCGAGGCTATGATGGGCATGAAAGACGGTGGCAAGTTGAAGATGGTCAAAGGTCCGGGCGGCAAAATGGTCCCTGACTATGCTGCTGACGGTGTAGGCAAGATGGCTTACGGCGGCAAGATGAAGAAAGTCAAGAAGATGGGTGACGGCGGTATGTGCCGCGGCATGGGCGCTGCTACACGTGGCGGCAACTATAAAATGGGGTAAGTTCTGATGAACTATGGGGAACTAAAACAGGCTATTCAAGATTATACTGAGAACTCAGAAACTACGTTTGTGAGTAATCTCCCTCTGTTTATCCGTGCCTCTGAAGAACGCATACTAAAAACTGTGCAGCTGGATTTGTTTCGGCGTAATCAGACTGCGACCTTAACCGCGGCAAACCCGTATTTGAACTGCCCTAGTGATTTCTTGGCTCCCTTTTCGTTGAGTTACACGTTAAACGGTGCTCGTGAATTTGTAGAGTTTAAGGATGTTTCGCTTGTTCAAACATATACTCCAGACACTGCCACGCAGGGAGTTCCTGTGTACTACGCTCAGTTTGATGTGGAGAACTTTTTGATCGCTCCAACTCCAAATATAAATTATGCAGTAGAGCTGCACTATTTATACCGCCCTGCCAGTCTAACTGCAGGGGCAGACTCCGGTACAACTTGGATAAGCACTAATGGGGACTTGGCGTTGTTATACGGGTCTTTAGTTGAGGCCTACATTTTTATGAAGGGTGAGCAAGACATAATGCAGCAATATACGCAGCGTTTTAATGAGTCTATAATTGCTCTGAAAATGCTGGGTGAAGCGAAAGAAACAACACAGGAGTATCGTGTTGGTAAAGTCGTGAGGGCTAAAGAGTAATGTTTAAGATAGATGTTAGCGTACCGGAAGAGCCTTTCTTGACGGTAAAAACTACAGAAAACCGGGGGTTTACCCCTGACGAAGTTGCTGAACGCTGTGTTGAAAAGCTGATTAGTGTGTCGGATGGGGCGCATCCCGCAATACGCGATCAAGCTAAAGCGTTTCAAAAACACATGGAAAAGGTCGTTGCTTTTTATATGCGAGAAGCTATTCGCAGTGACCGCACAACTGTGTATAATGCCCTAAGAGACGCTGGGCACCCTGAACTGGCTGACGCAATAAGGAGACTTTAAAATGGCGATCACACAAGCAATGTGTACGTCTTTCAAGACAGAATTACTTGAAGGCAAGCACGATTTCACTAACGGGGCTGACACAATGAAGTTAGCTTTGTTTACAAGCTCTGCTACGCTTAACGCAACCACGACCGACTACTCGACTACGAACGAAGTGTCTGGGACGGGTTACAGCGCAGGCGGCGGTACGTTGGTAAACGTAACTCCAACGTCCTCTGGCACAACCGCGTTTACTGATTTTAACGACCTGACCTTCTCGTCGTCTACGATCACAGCAAACGGCGCGATGATCTACAACACTCAAACGGGTGGCGGATCAGGTACAACAGATGCGGTTGTTATCTTGGCGTTTGGTTCTGATAAGACTTCGACCAATGGTGATTTTACTATCCAGTTTCCCACTGCCGACGCGACAAACGCCATTATCCGTATAGCCTAAGAGGTAACTCCTTATGGCGTCGATAACCGGATGGGGTAGAGGTACATGGTCTCAAGGTGCTTGGGGCGAAGCCATTCCGGTTATTCTTACGGGAGAGGCCGCTACAGGTGCGGCTGGTTCGGTTGCGGTTGTCGCTGAAGCTAATGTCCCGGTCACAGGGCTTGAGGCTACAACGGGTGTAGGTTCCGTAGTCGTTGCGATTGGGATTGATGTAGTTGTCACTGGCGAAACTGCCACGGGCGGCGTTGGTTCTGTTACAGCTATAGGCAATTCTCTTGTTGTGCCAACGGGCGTCGCAGCATCTGGCGAGGTTGGTAGTGTCACCGTTTCTGCTAATTCCGTGGTTGTTCTTGTACAAGAGGATGAGGCTGTTGGCGGCGTTGGAACGGTTGTAGTTTCCTCTGACGCTATAGTTTCGGTTACGGGTGCCGCAGGCATTGGAGGTCTTAACTCTGTTGTTGTCGCTGCGGAGTCTAATGTTCCTGTAACGGGTATAGCTGCTACGGGTGGCGTTGGCTCAGTCACCGTCCTTGCCGATGCCGTTGTCTTACCTACTGGCGTAGCCGCGACCGCTTCCGTTGGTTCAGTTGTGGTCACTTCCGACGCGGTTGTACTGCCCGCAGGAGTTGAGGCCGAGGGCGAGCTTGGCGAGGTAGAGGTAGGCATTCGGGTCATTGTTCCAGCAACAGGCTTGGAAAGTACGGCAAATGTTGGTAGTGTAGTCGTAACCGCTGATACTAATATCTCAGTAACGGGCCTAAGCGCGACAGGCGAACTCGGAAGCATCTTTGTTTGGAGCGAGATAGACCCGAATCAAAACCCCAGCTGGACCGGAGTTTCTCCGTCACAGTCACCTAGTTGGACAGAAGAAACGCCGAACCAAAGTCCCGGCTGGACAGACATAGCGGCATAGGAGAAGCAGATGCCTAGTACATATACACCTGCCAACGGCATTGAACTTATCACTACTGGCGAACAGTCCGGTGCATGGGGCGATACTACAAATCTTAACCTTCAGATTGTTGACCGCGTTCTCACGGGTGTGGGCACGATATCGCTTTCTGGAACTACGCACACACTTACTACCACCGACGGCACGTTATCGGACGGTATGTATAAAGTTCTAGTTCTTAGCGGATCACCATCTGGCACGAACACTATTACGATCTCTCCTAACGACGCTCAAAAAGTTTACCTTGTATATAACAACTCCGGTCAGTCTGCGATATTTACACAAGGCTCTGGAGCAAATGTTACTGTAGCTAATGGGGCAACCAAGCTCATCTATACGGATGGTGCTGGGGCTGGGGCGGCGGTCTCCGATTTTACAGCCACTTTAGAGATGGCTTCTGTAAACATTACTGGCGGCTCGATTACGGGCATTACGGACTTAGCCGTAGCGGACGGTGGTACGGGTGCTTCTACGGTATCCGCGGCTCAAACAAATCTACAAGTAGACCCGGCTGGCACAGCCGTGGCCTTAGCAATCGCCTTGGGTTAGGATAGAAAATGGCAAATACTTTTAAACGAAAACTTTCAAGGGCCATAGGCACTTCGTCTACGGCAGTTGGAAGCTACGCAGTTCCAAGTTCCACATCGACCACGGTCATTGGATTGGTGGTTTCGAACGTAACGGCTTCGCAGGTTTTGATTACGGCGACGGTTAACGATGGATCGAACGATACGCATCTTATTAAGGACGCCCCGGTCCCTAGCGGCGGTGCCATTGTTATTGTTGGCGGCGACCAAAAAGTTGTTCTTGAGACCGCCGATAGTGTTAAAGTCCAATCGAACACGGCGGCGTCTGTAGACGTAGTAATGAGCATTCTGGAGATCACCTAATGTCATACCTTGGAAACCCACCCGCAGAGGCGTTTACTACTACCGTTAAGGACAGCTTCGACGGTGATGGTTCCACTACGGGTTTTACAATGTCTCAGCCCAGCGCCACGAACGACGTTCGTGTTGTTGTTGCAAACGTGGTTCAAGACCCGACGGTCGCGTACAGTTGTTCGGGAACTACTCTTACGTTTACGTCAGCGCCTCCGAGTGGCACGAACAACATCTACGTTGTGCACTTGGGCCCGGCCGTTCAGACGGCACAACCCCCTGCCGAGATTGCGAATGCGACTTCGTTTTTATCTAGCGTCACGGTTCAGGGTGCCTTTACTTCTTTGGGCATCGACGACAACGCTACATCTAATACGATGACACTGAATAGTAGCGGTAATGTTGGAATTGGCACGAGTTCGCCTAGTGATAATGTTGAAATAAACACAAGCGCAGATGGTAAAGGTCTTACAATTAAGAACGCCGGTAATAATAGGCCGTATTTAAATTTTGATAGCAATAGAAGTGCTGCCGGAAATAATTTAGCACAAATGAACTTTAAGTGGAATGGAACTGATGTTGCTAGAATTATAGCTGTAGCAGGGTCAGATACAACTAATAAGGACGATGGGTATTTAACATTTGCAACTTCATCGACAGGAAGTGTCGATGAACGCATGCGCATCGAATCAAATGCCGTTAGGTTTTCAACCGATGAAGTTACACCAACTGGTACGGGTAAAGACTTTGGTTCACCAACATATCAGTGGCGTGACATCTTTCTGTCTGGCGGTGTATACCTTGGAGGCACTGGGTCGGCTAATAAGCTGGATGACTATGAGGAGGGGACTTTTACGCCTACTTTTACACCAGACACAAGTGGGTCTCTCCCCCTTCAAAATGCCTACGACACGATGCAGTACGTTAAAATTGGTAATTGGGTAACTCTATCAGGTTTTATTAGGGCCGCCACTCCATCTTCTCCTGTTGGCTCGTCTCCTACAATTGGAAACTTCCCGTTCACCGTTGCAAACCTTGCAGATGCTGCTGGTAGATCAACAGGCTCAGTTTCTTATTTTGATGACAGTGCTGGAAATTGGTCAGTCTTACCCGTTTACATTATTGAGTCACAAACTCAGGCTGTCGTAAAAATAGATTCTAGTACCATTGGGAACAACGATGGATTTTACATTTCGTTTAATTACCGAACAACATAACCCCGCACCAAGGGGTCGGACAGTCCAACCATCACAGGAGATAAACGATGGCACTAACAGAACGCACAGTTGAAGACAAAATTGAGATTGTCGGAGACCACAAGCACATCCAAGTACGCACAGCCACAGTGATTGAACGTGACGGAGTAGAGATAAGCCGATCCTTCAGCCGCCATGTCGTTGCACCAAATGCAGACATCACAGGCGAAAGCGCAGAGGTTCAAGCCATCTGTGCGGCCGTACACACACAAGCGGTTAAGGATGCCTATGCAGCCCATCTAGCCTCACAGGAGGTATAAGCTATGACACGAGCAAGAGACCTAGCAGACCTTGGAAGTGGCATCACTTCTGGCGATCTTGCTGATGGCAGTGTAACAACCGCTAAGATTACAGATGCCAATGTAACAACCGCTAAGATTACAGATGCCAATGTAACACAAGCCAAGCTGGCTGGTGAGGCTGTCAACGAGAGCAAGCTGCAAGTCAGCAATGCTCCGACCAATGGCTACATGCTTACGGCACAGTCTGGCAATACAGGTGGTTTAACTTGGGCTGAAGCTGGCGGCGGTGCTACTGAATTGTTAAGCACAGTTACTGTTTCTTCCAATGTTACCTATGTGACGTTTAGCTTGCCTAGTGGGTATAATTACTACGAGCTACGTTGTGAGGGTGTTCTTTTCACGGAAAGCAGGAATTTAATAATGCAGGTTGAAGCTGGTGGTAGTTATCAGACGGGTTCTAGTGATTATTACACATCCACAAACGACCCTGCCTCTTATATTCAACTGACTAGGGAGAGTATAAACAACGCTAGTGCAGGTGGCTACTCTAAGGTTACAATTTTTTCAGCAAAAAACACTAGTGTCAGAACTGCGGTGCTTGGGCAATCCTTACCGGGAACAGGTGCAAGCACTTATAACTTCACTAGCAACCAACAGACGGGCGGTGTATTCATGTCCACCACAGAAGTAACAGCCATTCGGCTATATGCAGCAACGGCATCTATTACTGATGGGGTTTTTAGATTATACGGAAGGACATAATTATGCCAAATACAGTTGTAGACGGCGTTGTAGTAGAAATGACTGCGGAGGAAGTTTCCGAATGGGAAGCTATGAGTGCAGCATACGCCGCAGACCTTGCTGCCAATAAATACAAATCTGACCGTGCCGCAGCTTATCCTAGCATCGAAGACCAACTTGATGACATCTATCACAATGGTATTGACGCTTGGAAAGCTAACATCTTAGCGGTGAAGCAAGCTCACCCGAAACCGGAGGGTAACTAATGCCGTATCAAGGCCGACAGCCCAATCTAGGTGTACGAAGCCGCTTCGTATATATCGCCACTGCGGGGCAGACTTCTTTCAGTGGTTCAGATACCAACAACTTGGTTTTAAGCTACCAAGATGGGGCGTATGTTGACGTATATTTAAACGGGGCGCTTTTGATACCCGTGACAGACTACGCTTCTACTACGGGAACTACGGTGGTGTTAACCAGCGGCGCGGCGGTTTCGGATACGGTAGAAATTTTAGCCTATGACATAGGCACTCTTGCAAATGCCTATACACGAGCCGAGGCAGATGCTAAGTTCCTAACAACCAACACTGACGGCGGCTTTGCGAACAGTGTATATACTGCCGCGCAAACAATAGATGGAGGATCGGCGTAATGGCTGATAAAATTCAAATACGCCGCGATACGGCAGCTAACTGGAACTCGGCCAACCCTACGCTTGCGCAGGGCGAACTGGGCTTGGAGACGGACTCCGGCCAGCTAAAAGCAGGTACAGGTACGACTGCATGGACTAGCTTGGGATATTACAATCTTGGTACTCTCACCGACCCTGCTTATACAGGTACGCCGATAGAAGACATCTACGCTATCTCTGGCACATCCTATGCCCTAGAGCCAAGCAACGGCTCCATCCAGACGCATACTCTTTCAGGTGCCACGACATACACTGACGCATTTTCCGCTGGTCAAGCTATCACAATGATGATTGACGATGGCTCTGGTTCAACGATCACATGGCCCACTATGACATGGGTAAACAATGCTGGTGTTGCACCTACGTTAGCCACGACAGGCTACACAGTTATCACTGTATGGAAAGTCGGAAGCACACTCTATGGTGCATTGGTAGGAGACGGCAGCTAATGCTGAGTCAACGTAGTATAGGTGCTGCGGGTATAAGCCCATTACCCTCAGACGATGAGTTCAACCGTGTCTCGTTTTTGTCGCATTTCGACGGCAGTAACAACGGCGTCAACAACGTGTTCGACGATAGCTCGTCCAGCAACCACACGATCACAGTGAGTGGCGATGTGACCCAAGGTTCCTTCGGCCCGTTTGCAAGGTCTGATGGTTACTGGGGTGTGGTGTTTGATGGGACTGATGATCGTCTATCTGCTCCGGATAGTGCTGACTTTGACTTTGGAACGGGTGATTTTACTATTGAGCTATTCTTCAATTATAAAGGCAGTATAGCAAACAGGTGGTTGATTGGTGGTGCTAATCACTGGCAGCTACGAATTAAAACAGCGTCCAGTCCATCTCGGTTGGGTGAGATATCGTTTATTACAAACGGCAGCACTGAAATTATATACGTAAGCCCCTCAGATTTAGCAGATGGTGCTTGGCATCATATTGCGATCACTCGGGAGGGCACAAATCTACGTCATTTCTTGGACGGTGCTTTGGTAAAAACCACGACCAACAGCGAAACAATCAATGCCGACAGTGCATTATATATCGGCGCATCATCCACAAATTCAGAAGATTGGGACGGGCATATATCTAATGTTCGTGTGGTTAAGGGAACGGCAGTTTACACATCTGCGTTTACTACTCCTACAGCCCCGCTAACGGCAGTCACAAACACCAAGCTACTAACCTGCCAAAGCAATCGCTTTGTTGACAACTCTACGTCAGCCCACACGATCACACCTTCAGGCGATGCAGCAGTATCAGCCTTCGGCCCCTTCCTGACCAGTGAGGTCTATGACGCAGCGGTGAATGGTGCGAGTGCTTACTTTCCTGCAACAGACAACAATGACTTCTTAGAAAGTCCCGCTTCATCTGATTATCAATTTGGAACAGGCGATCTAACGGTCGAGCTTTGGTCATATAATCTTTATAGCGCCGATGCACGGAATTACGCAGATAACCGAGACCATGCAACTGGATGGAAAGTTGGAAGGACTGCAAGTAATCTATTTCAGGTTTTTTCAGAAGGATCAGGTGGGGTTTTGTTTGAAGGCGGCTCTGCACCAAACAACACTTGGATTCACTTTTGCTGGACTAGAGCCAGTGGCGTAAACAAGTTTTTTATTAATGGGGTGCAAAGCGGAAGCAACGTAAGCAACTCGGATGATTTAAACAGTAACAGCCTTAAAATTGGGACTAGATTTGATTCCCCCGGCGGATCAGACCAAGAGGTAAAGGGTTACATATCAGACTTGCGCATCATTAAAGGCACAGCGGTTGAGCCTTCTGGTATTCCAACGGCCCCACTCACAGCCGTAACCAACACCAAGCTCTTGCTAAACATGGCAGACGGACAAGCAATCGACAGCGCAGCGCAGCACAATCTGACGTTGTTTGGCAATGCTAAGATCAGCAATACGCAGAGTAAGTTTGGTGGTACGTCGATGGTGTTTGATGGCACTGGTGATTATGCAGTTGTCGAAGACTTCACCCAGCTAACAGGTGAATTAACTATTGAGTTTTGGGTTAACCCTTCTGCCCTAAGTCCTAAAAACGGGTTGTTCCAACAAGGCTTTGCAGACGGCGGACTTTCTATTAGGGCTGAGACAAGCGGAAGTCTGACGGTAGCAAAAACAGGCGTGTCCAGCTATTTTAGTACGAATACTACAATTTCTGCAAACGTATGGACGCATATTGCACTTGTTTATTATAATGGTGTTTTAAAGTGTTACATCAATGGCACCGCCGATGCTCAGACATCTACAACTTCGGCCGATTGGACGACCAGTGGCAATGAGTTTATCTTAGGAACCAGATGGTCAGGTGGGGCAATAAACAACCCCATGACTGGTTACATAGATGACTTCCGCATCTCCACGCTTGCCCGTTATACCTCCAACTTCACAGCGCCAACCGCAGCATTCGCAGATAAAGGACAGTAAAGATGAAGATCGCAAGACTTGATGGCTCAACGGTTGGCGAGATAGCTGACCACAAGACACTCTTTCCAAACGTGTCGTTCCCCAGCACAGGCCCAGATGCAGATTGGCTAACAGCTAACAGTTGTGCAGAGGTCGTAAAGTTCTTGGCATTTGATAGCGCAACGCAGCGTAGCGACCCTGCCGACCCCTATCTGGACGATGGTAAGGTTTATATTCGCCGGGTGGTTGACCTTTCGTCTGACGAACAGGCGGCGGTAGTCACGGCGGCTAATGATGCGGCGGCTAAACACAATCGTGCAGAACGTGATCGGCGGTTGGCTGAAACAGATTACTTGGCTCTGTCCGATGCTACTTTGACCTCGGACATGACAACCTATCGTCAGGCGCTGCGGGACATCACAACTCATGACAACTGGCCCAACCTTGTCTACCCCGATATGGATGGCAGTGGCGGCGATTGGCCTACGAAACCTTAGTTCGGAGAATTGCATGTCGCTAACCAAGCTCCAATTCCGCCCCGGTATTAACCGTGAGGGCACCAATTACTCTAACGAGGGTGGCTGGTATGACGGGGACAAAATCCGGTTTCGCTCTGGGTTTGTTGAGCGCATTGGTGGTTGGGCTAAAGTGGGGACGAATGCTTTTGATGGAACGTGCCGCAAGCTGCACGATTTCGTGACTTTGGCGTCTGAAAACCTCCTGTTTATGGGGACAAACACCAAGGTATATCTCGAAGATTCTGGAACCTTGAACAACATCACGCCTATCCGTAGGACCGTTACCCTTGGAGCTAACCCTATTGAAACACAAACTGCGGGTACGGGAGTTATCCGAGTGACCGACACAGGGCACGGAGCCACGTTGGGAGACTTCGTGACGTTCTCTGGAGCTACGGCGGTGGACGGTCTTACAACGGGTAACTTGAACAAAGAGCAGAAAGTCACCAGCATTATTAATGCCAACACCTACGAGGTAAACACGGGCGGCACTTGCAGTTCAGGCTCCACAACAGGTGGCGGCTCCTCCGTTCAAGCGGTGTACCAAATAAACGTCGGTCTAAACACCACGATCCTCGGTCCGGGCTGGGGCGCAGGTACATGGGGCCGCTTTACTTGGGGTTCCGGCTCTGGCTCCCTTGCAGGGCAAACACTGCGCTTGTGGTTTGCGGACGACTTTGGCGAAGACCTTTTGATGAACATTGCCGATGGCAGCATTTACTACTGGGATGCTTCTGGAGGAACCACAACTCCAGCGGTTGAGCTATCTTCTTTAACAGGTGCTTCTGATGTGCCTACAGTAGCCCGCAAGGTTTTAGTCTCGGAAGTTGACCGTCACGTTCTGTGCTTTGGTGCGAATCCAATTGGCGAAACGGCGCAAGACCCACTGTTGATCCGCTGGTCTAGTCAAGAAAGCCCTACCGATTGGACCCCAACAGCAACCAACACCGCTGGCGACCTGCGTTTATCTCAAGGGTCTGAAATCGTAACAGCACTGCGCACCTCGCGCCAGATTCTGATCTGGACCGACCACAGCTTGCACAGTCTACAGTTCTTAGGCCCGCCGTACACATTCGGCACAGCTTTGCTAGGCGACAACATTCGGATTGCTGGGCCAAACACGGCTATCAGCGTCAACGACATTGTGTTTTGGATGGGTCAAGAAAACTTCTATATGTACGATGGTCGTATCCAACCTATCCCATGCTCGGTACGGCAGTATGTATTCAACGACATTAACCGCAATCAGTCGTTTAAGTTCCATGCGGGCAGCTTGGCAAGTCAGAGTGAAGTCTGGTGGTACTATTGTTCCGAAAGCAGCGAAGAAATCGACCGATACGTTGTATACAACTACCTCGAACAAACGTGGTATTACGGTAACTTGGCGCGTACCGCTTGGAACGACCGGGCCGCGGGCCAGCGTTCTTATCCACAAGCTGCAAGCACCGACCAGTATTTGTACGATCAAGAATTTGGTTTGGACGATGGCAGCACAAGCCCAGCAACTCCGGTAGATGCTTTTGTGCAGTCCTCTGATTTTGACATCGGTGACGGTGACCAGTTTATGTTTATCCGCCGGATCATTCCTGATCTTAACTTCAGCACTTCCACGGCTGCGGCCCCCGAGGTTGAGTTTACGATGACGGCTCGCAACTACAACGGCAACGTCACAGGTCAGGGGACGGATTCCGGCGATGTTATTCGAAGCTCCGTGGTGTCTGGACAGGACAACTATACCAACCAGTTGTTTATGCGCCTTCGCGGACGGCAGATGAACTTAAAGGTTTCCAGCGATACGACAGGCGTAAAGTGGCGTCTGGGTTCGCCGAGGCTTGAAATGAGACCGGATGGTCGAAGATGACCCGGAAGATCGTTCGTCAAATTATTCCCATTGCCCCTGTCGTTTACGATCATGCTTATGTGAACCAATTAGCGCGGACCTTGGACAACTTTATTGACGAACAGCGAAGCCCCGACGTAAACTTTCAGGGGATACCTAGTGATGGTGCTGCGAACACGTTAGAGTTGGGAGATGTTTTTGAGTCTAACGGTTTTTTGAAGATCATACGGACAGGTGATATATATTCTGGTAGTGTACCTGCAACGGCAAGTGTAGGCGTAGTAACGGTGGTGATAACATGACGGGACAAATTATTCAGATGCCTAACGGCACACAGTGGAAACCCTCCACGAGTTCTGACATGGTTCATTGTGTAAACTGTGACAATGCAGTTGACACGCCCGAGGAGATTGCATCTTACCCAGACGGAAATTGTCCTGATTGCAATCAGTCTTGGACAGGGGCAGAGCGGCGCAGTACTAAAATAGTAGTTACTATGCCAGAACAGATATTAGGCGAGTCCTAATGGAGATGGCATCTCTTTGGAGTATCGGGCTTACTGCCGGGGTAGGGTTTATTGCGTGGTGGGCTAAAGCTCAACACGATGAGCTTCGCCGTGTTCAGATACTCCTGAACCGGACCCGCGAGGAGATGGCTAAAGAATATGTAACAAAAACCGATAGTTCTGAAGTTCTCTCGCAGATTATGAACAAATTCGACCGCCTAGAGGAAAAAATAGATAGATTGATGGAAAAATGAAACGTCTCGTACTTACACTTCTACTGATCGGAAGTGCCGCCGCAGCGCAAGACAGTGACGTAGTGAAGAGCGAAAGTACGGTCACAAGCAGCGGTACAATGGACACAACGGTCAATTCGCCGCCTCCGTCTGCTATCTCTCCGCAAATATCTGCAAGCAATAGCGATCTTTGCACGGTTGGCGTAGCTGGGGCTGTACAGACGCAGATACTTGGTATTTCCGCTGGCCGTACTGTGCGTGACATGAACTGTGAGAAACTGAAAAACGCAAAGACCATGTATGACATGGGCATGAAAGTGGCGGCGGTATCGGTTATGTGCCAAGATGAGCGTGTGTTTGACGCGATGATGAACGCTGGAACCCCATGCCCCAAGGATGGCTTGATTGGCGATGCAGCCAAAACCGCTTGGGAGATGGAAGCCAACAAAGACCCTGCGCCAGAAATGCAACGTGGAGCTATAGAAGGTTTGATTGATGCACAAGACTCCAAAACTATTGGGATCGGCGCTGTGCTGGGCGCTCTGGGCCTCCTCCTGCTACTCTGATCCATATGTGTTTGGGGTGACAGGCAATGCCGCTGCAAGCGGTCTGTCTTGGTCTATGGGGTCGGTTCTTCCCTCACAGGATGGGCTAGACGTAAACGGCCTGATTTACAGATACAGCACTACCAAAAACGCCGACGATGCAATGAAGGTGCATATCCGTAATGGCAATGCCGATGGCACGGG